ACCGAGCGTGCTGCTGTGCTCATGCTCCAGGAAGCACGGAAGGAGCTGGCCAAGTGATCCTCGAGCAGTCGCTGAAGAACCTGTATTCGCGCGTCACCACGGCGCTGCCGACTGTCCCGGTCAGCCTGGGGATGCGCCGTGCCGGTGCCGAGACGCCCGCGATCGTCTACGAGCTTGTCAGCGCCGAAATGGACGCCACGATCTCGGGCGGGCTGACCATGTTCCGCGCGTCCGTGGCGTTCCATTGCGTCGCAGATCTCGGCACGGACTCGGTCGGCCTGGTCGACGACGTCATCACGGCGATCTCGGGAACAACGACCAGCAACGCCATCCAGACCGTCCTGGTCAGCCTCAGCATCAACAGTCAGACCGCCACCCCCGACGACGGCCAGGGTGATGCGGAGCGAATCACGTCCGTCATCGCAGTCTTCCTCTTCAGGAGAACAACCTAATGCCTATCGTCTCTGGCTACGGCGGAACCCTCAGCTTCGGCGGCTCGACGTACACGGTCAAGGACGTCAAGATCAAGACGACCCGCCAGTCGTTCGACATCACCCAGCTCAGCGACTTCAAGGAGAAGCGCGCCCCCGGTCGCATCCGGCGTTCGGGAACGCTGACCCTGTACGTCGACACGGCGCAGAGCGCGCTGCGGACGCACCTGGTGCCGACCACGCTGGCGAACGCCCTGGCTGCGTCCGTCGCGCTGGTATTCACCGACTCGGCCGCGAACGCGACGACCATGAACATCCACATCACCGACGCCGAGGAATCCCACGACGGAACCGGCGCGGCGATGTGGACCCTTTCGTTCGAGGAGCAGTAATGCTCGACGAGTGCTCTATCCAGCTGCTTCGCCCGGTGTGGCGCGAAGCGGACTTGCCAGGCATCGGCGCGATCCGCGTGCGCCGGCCGACGCTGGGGGAAGCGACCCGCAGCAGCACCGACCGTAACTGGTGGGCCTGCTGCGTGCAGGCACGCGACGGTAGCCCGCTGTTCCCGTCGTCGTTCCAGGTCGACGACCTCGACGCCGACGTGGCGATGGCGCTCCTCAGCGAGATCAACAAGCCACGCCCTACTCAGCCGGCGAGCGCAGAATCTGGCGCATCGCTGGCACGCGGGAGCGACTGAGCATGGACTGCGGGCTGGCAGGGGAGCTTACGACGGAAGAGCGCCAGGAGCACCTCCTGCTGGTGATCGCCTGCGCCACGTCGCACCAGCCGGCACGCGACGTCGCCCCGTGGATCCGTTCAAGGCTGTCGGCTTTCGAGGAGGCATTCGGTGTCTAAGAGCCTGCAAGCAGTCATCGAGCTCAGCGCGGATCCGTCTGGCGTCGTGCGTGGCGTGGCGGCCGCCAACAAGGAGCTCCAGCGCCTGAACGCCTCGGCCGCCGCGACGGCAATGGCGACACAGGTGTCAGCCGGCCTGAACCTGCTGCAACAGGTGGCTGGCACGCTGTCGAACCTGTATTCCAGCCTCGACGAGCGGATGAAGTACTTCGAGTCCGCAACGTTGGCCTATAGCCCGGATGCACAGCGTGCCGCGTTCCAGACGGAACAGACGCAGCGAGCAGCAGACAAGCAGATCGCTGCCGCATACTCGCCAACCGAGCAGGCGAAGCAACTGCTCGAGCAGCAGCGCATCAGGGAAGACACAAAGACGACGCTGTCCCGGATGGAGGACATCGGCGTCGGCTCGCTGGTACTGAAGGAGATTGGCGCGGCCTTCACGTCTGGAGTGTCGCGCTCCTGGGATTCGATTCTCCAGACGACCGGGCAATGGTCGCAGGGCAACTTCACAGACCAGCAGCTCATCACGACGCTCAGCGGCGGGGATTTCATGGAGTCATTCGGAGCGACTGACTCGCTGGCTCAGGCCTTGGAGCGCATTGCAAACATCCTCGAGGGCGTCGACCGCAAGATCGGAGGCCAGTAGTGCCCGTCACCGCAGGCGTAAACATCATCGAGCGGCCGAACAGCCGGAAATGGTCCTTCGGGATGCCGGGCCAGGAGCAGAGCGTTACCTGTGTTTACCTGGTGCAATGGCAGGGGGCCACCTACCCTGGCGACCCGGCCGTCCTGGTGTCCTCGAACGTCCCCCAGGTGCGCCAGCGCCCGCCGCTCGACCTGCACCAAACCGACCCCTACCTGAAGCTGATGGTCGCTCGGTCGGTCGAATGGACCCCGCTGCGCGAGCAGGCGTACGCCTGGGAGGTCGTCGTCCGCTACTCGACCTTCAGCCTCCAGACCGGCGCAGTCTTCGCCAGGGTGACCCGCACCCCTGGCAGCCGGCAGGCGGCGCTGTACCGCCGGAACCCGTTCGTCGCCGGAAACCCGCCCGTCGACGGCGACGTCGCATTCCCGCCGACGACGGCCTGCGCCGGCACAAGGTGCGACCAGAACGGCGTGCCGGAGAAGTACAGCGTCACCCAGCAGAACATCCAGCTCGAGGTCCACGTCGACCGCACGGGCGTCACCGGTACCGGCGGCTACACCGCTGAGTCCATTACGCGCTACTTCATCGACCTCTACGCGGAGACGCGCAACAGCGCAGCCGTCCTGGGCTTCAACAGGGGCGAGCTGCTCTACAAGGGGTGTTCCATCGCCCCGCGCGACGAGTTCTACGTCATCACCCATACCTGGATCGCTGACTGGTGGACCTTCCTCGAGCAGCGCCCGGTGATGGGACCGAACGGGCAGCCGCTGCTGGTGTCGACGGCGAGCTTCCTGGGCACGTCGGTCCGCCAGACCGACAAGGTGTACTGGTTCCAGCCATACCCTGACTTCAGCAACCACGCCGACATCCTGACCTTCCACGGAATCAGCGGCGAGATCACTACGCCGATGCCGGCACGACTCCCGTGAGTACCCAGCGACCCATCTTCCAGCAGGGGCTACTCGGGGCCGCTAACCGCGAGGTCTGCAACCTGTGGACCGATGGCGCGGAAATCGCACGCGACGGTGCCGACGCGCTGGAGTGGGCGCGCGCCCAGATGGTCGGCTTCCGCACCGGCGACGCCTGGCTGGCAAAGATCACGTCAGCGACGCCGCTGTCCACGAACCGCTGGTCCTACGCCGGCTCGGCGTTCGACCTGGACGGCTCGAACGCCCCGGTAGCCCGGACGGACTCCTACGGCGTCTTCACCGCCGCCCTGAACATCCGCGAGATCCGCAACGGCGCAGGCGTCGTCGACGGGTCGCCGCTGCCGGCTGGCGCGACGATTGGACCGGTCGGATCCGAATGGGATGCAGGCACCAGCTCCTGGACGACGTCCGGCCTGGCTGGGTACGTCTGGATGCGCCGTGCGTACCGCACGAACGGCGCGGAGCTCGTCTTCTTCGACGCCATGAACCCCGGAAAGTGCTGACCATGATCGACTCCGAAATCCCCAAGGGTGCAGGCTGGGCATGCACCGTTACCGTCCGCCAGAACGGCGCAGCGTTCAACATCACGGGCAGGACCCCGGTCGCCACAATGACGGTAGGGGGCGTCTCCGTCGACGTCCTGGCGAGCATCCTGAACGCCCCAGCCGGCACGGTGTCCCTGTCGCTGACCGCGACGCAAACCGCGACTCTGCCGGCCAACTGCAACGGCGAGCTTCGCGTCAAGCTGACGCAGTCCGGTTTGCAGCCGCTGCACGTCGGCACCTTCACCGTCCGGACGAACGGGGGTACGGCTTGAGCCTCTCAGGAACGCTCCAGGGCAACGGCATTACGGCGACGCTGCAAGCAACCTTGCCGCCGTCGAATCCTCCGCAATACATTCAGCCATTCGGCACCGCCGACTATGTCCAAGGTGATGGCGGAACGATTTTCTATAGCGACACGACAGCAATGCAAATTGTCGGTGCTACGGTGCCAACCAATTTGGAGTTTGCAGCGAGGGACTACAGCACGGTCTTTACGTGGTGGTTTTACGTAGACATTGCTCGGCCAGCTGGAAGCACGAATTACGTGTTCCAGGGATCCTTCGACGACTACAACGCTTCACCTGTGGCAGTGCAATCCGGAGACGGCATCGGTCTAAGCGTGGAGTATGGCGGCATCACACCGCTGCCGGTATTCGTCACAATTTTGTGCAAAAACACGTACGACGATGTCGACTTGTTTGACTTCCAGGTGCGATTCAACCCCGAGCCAGCCTGATGATCCGCGCCTGCGTCATCCTCTGCGCGCTGCTCACCGGCTGCGCCTCGCACACCGCTCAGATCGCCGCCAGCGCGAACGACGCGCGTGCCGAGGTCGACGCGGCGCGTGGTCACATCGAGGCCGCGATGGGCAGCCTCGACCGCATCGAGCAGGCTGCGGCGCGGGTCCATGAACAGGTCGGTTACGTCTCCGACGACGAGCCAGCGTTCGTATCGGCGCTGAAATACGGCAGCATCATCGCAGGCGCTGCCGCCATCATTGCCATCGTGTACCTCATCAGGACGAAGACATGAACCTCGAAGCCTGGCAGCTCACGGTCTGGATGGCAGCATTGCTCGCGCTCATGTTCGCGGCTGGCTGCACGTTCGGCTACACGTTCTCTCGCAACAAGTTCCGGAGGGTCTCCCATGCTCATTCTCGCAAGCGTTGAATCGTTCCTCGGCTCCCTGTTCTTCGGCCTCATGCTCGGCGCCATCGGCGTCGTGGCTGGGTTCCTGTACTGCCGGAAGAGCAAGTGATCACCGGACTGTGCTGCTGCACGGCGGAAGAGAACTGGGCAACGGAATGCCCAGGAACGCTGCCGAGCCCGTTGGCTGGATGCGCTGCTCCAAAGTGGCGCGTCTGGTGCTATGTCTACGGGATGCAGGGGGTTCAATACGGCACGGGGCAGGTCCTCGACGTAAGCGACGGCGGATGCCTTGACTGCTTCAAGGGCTCGTGCGGGCTGACCGCTCTACACCAAGGAATGGTCGACTTTGCCGATCCGTATGCCGAGGGCGAGTGTTGGACAACCCAGCTGCTTGCCGAGGCGTGCGCGAAGTTCGACGCTGGCAAGGCCGTAATTCCGACGAGCAACGGTTCCCACGTCATCGAGTGGGTAAACGATTACAGCGGCGCAAACATCACGCTTGACGACCAAAACGACTGCGTCACAATCCTAGACGTCTTGCGCTGTCGTCCATTCGCGGGCTGTCCTGGATCAACGCAGCAGGGTTTGTTTTGCGAGGTCATCGTCGAGTTCCGCTTCAGTCACGACATCACCGCATGGAGCTTGAATCCAGGGGCAAACGGCGAGTGTGAATGGACGCCGTACACGATCACCGTGAACCAAGTATGGACCGGGACCTATCAGCGACGGATGCTGGTGGGCGAGTATTACGCTGTCGGCGTGTATCGGCTGGTGCGCGTCGTGGCTCCGATCGCAGGATGGATTTACCCAGGAAACGACATTCGGATCTGCACGACGACGAACTGCGCGCCGGTGCAATTCCCGATCGACTATTGCGCGGCAAACTACGCTAGTAGCGTGAACTACCAAGGAGTCGGATTCCCGTGGACGCCACCGTCGACGATCAACGTCATGCGCCTGTGCTGAGGCGCATTCGCTACTCCCACCAGGGCGAACAGCGCGAACGCTGTTTCGCAATCGTGAACGGAGAACCAGAGCTAGTGACGTGCAGGCAGCTGCCCGGCCTGGGCGACGTCGTCGCCGGCGCGACCACGGCGGCGGGTGTCACGCCCTGCGGTGGGTGCCTGCGCCGGAAGCAGGCGATGAACCGCCTGACTCCTGGGTGGGTGAAGCAGATGCTTCATCTCGTCAGCAGAGCGATAAGCCGTTTCTGGCGAAACGATCCGCAGGGATGATTCCCTGGATTGTGGCATCCTGACGACCGAGCGCGGTTACCTCAAAAACTGCCGCGTAGTGTCGGCTGATGGCTGTCAACAAGAGCGTCCGGGACGCCCTCCGTCGCATGGACCAGATGCGCACGTCGTGGTGGATTTGCAGGCGCGACACCGACCCGCCGGAGGTGTGGCACATTCGCAGAAACCCCTACAGCGAGGAATGGGATTGGCGCGTAAAGGCTGGTTCCAATAAGCGCCAAGCAGAGCGGCGCATAACCGCTGTACGAGAGGAATTGAAAAAGCAGGGAAAGTTGCGCGACATACGGTCAATTGTCGATAAGATGCGCACGCGCGGGGCCTGATGGGTACGAGCTGGCGTCGGGACGTCCCGACCCCAGTTTTACATAACACACAATAACTGAGGCGTTATTGCGTGTTACTCGGACCTAGATGGCTCCCATAACACGGAGTGCGTCTAAATGTCAAGTCATGGAGAGTGTTCGGTCCCGGACTACGAGTCCATCGCGTCCCGGATCCGCAAGCCGATGGGCGCGGCGCTGCGCCAGCTCGCGGAAGAAGAGCAGCGCAGCGTATCCAACATCATCGCAATCCTGCTGAGCGAGGCGCTCCAGGCGCGCGGCGCTGGTCGCTTCGACACCCGCTGCGCCAAGCGCGGCCGCAAGGCGAAGGTGGCGAGCGATGCCTGAACCAAAGTCGAGAGTCCGAACGGACAAGCGCGTCATGGTGGGCGTGGATCGCATCACCGCGCAGCTGCTCGATGCGCTCGCGCGCTACGACGGCTCAAGCAAAGTTCACGTCGTTCGCCAGCTGGTGCGCGCTGCTGCACGCCAGCACTACGGCACCGTCGAGGCTGCCCTGATGGAGGTGCGGAATGGTTGAGCTCATCTGCATCGGCATCGGCATCGCCGCCGCCTGGGTGATGGTGGCCCTGATGGAACCCGACCACGAAGCCTGCCGGCCGGCGGGGGAGGTGCGCGATGAGTGACCGCCTCTTCACCGCGAAGCAGATGGCTCGCCTGATGGAGGTGAACGTCTGCACCGTGCTGTACCTGGCGCGGGCTGGGCGCATACCCAGCGTGCGCCTGACGCCGCGTCTGATCCGATTCGACCCCGCCGCCGTGTTCACGGCGCTCCGGACGGGTCCGATCGTCCCTGGCCGCCCCCAGCGCGTGGGAGGTCGTGCGTGACCATCCGCGACGAGACGTACTACCGCGCCCTGGCGGCCGCCCTCCAGCGAGAAGTCGATCACCTGACCCGCACGGAAGAGCTAGCGAAGGCGACCATGCAGCTGCTCCTAGCGAGGCTTGAGGAAGCACTTGCTTCCTCCGACCGTGACCCGGAGGCGCTCAGGCGCGCCCGGAACCTCACGGAGGCGATGCTGGCGACCCTGAACAACACCGAAGGCAAGCGACGCTAGGAGGGCGGCATGGTGAAGAAGGAAGACAAGCCGCTCGCCTACGACGCGGCGCAGGGATTCGTCCTGGACGCTGTTCACGCCCCGTACCGGTGGGACGTCGACCAGCAGGCATGGTTCATCCGGTCGCCGATCTCGGGCGTCTGGGAGCGCGATGGGCTGAACATGGTCGAGGCGCACATTCTGAAGGCCGCCAATCAGGCGAACCCGCAGGACACCGGTGCCTGGGCCCGCTACTTCAGGTGGGTCGCCCAGAGCGACAGCAGGCTCGTCGTGCGCTCCTCGGAATGGGATTCGCACCTGTACGCGTTCGGGGCACCGACCGGCTGCTTCGAGCTCATCGAGGGGTGCGCCCTGGAGCCGTGGCTGGACGTCAAGGTGACGAAGATGGTCGGGGCTGGACCTGGTGGCCCGTCCGAACGCTGGGAGGCGTTCCTGCTCGAGGCGTGCGGCGGCGATACCGAGGTCGTCGCGTTCCTGAAGCGCTGGGCTGGCTACGCCCTGAGCGGCCTAACCGTTGAGCATTGCATCCTGTTCGTGCACGGCCCGGGCGGCAACGGAAAGAGCGTTTTCGTGGACAGCCTGCGCCACGCCTGGGGCGCGTATGCACGGACGCTGCCGATGGACGCCCTGATGGAGGCCAAGAACGACCGGCACCCAGCCGAGATCGCCATGCTGCGGGGCGCGCGCCTGGCGATCGCCAACGAAACGCAGGAGGGCCGGCGCTGGGACGACGCGAAGCTGAAGCAGCTGACCGGCGGCGACGTCGTCGTCGCCCGCCACATGAGGCAAGATTGGTTCGAGTTCAAGCCCTGCTTTAAGCTGCTGGTCGTGGGCAACCACGCGCCCCAGATCGCCACGGTCGACGACGCGATGCGCCGCCGGCTGTACATGGTGCCGTTCGTGAACAAGCCGGCCAAGCCCGACAGGGGCCTCGCGGCTGCCCTACAGGGCGAGGCCGGCGGCATCCTGCGCTGGGCGATGGAGGGCTTCGCCGAGTACGCCCGGGTGGGGCTCCAGCCGCCCGAGAAGGTCCTGAAGGCCACGCAGGCCTACCTGGACGAGCAGGACACCGTGGGCGGCTGGCTGGCCGACGCGTGCGTCGTGGGCTCTGGCTGGGCCTCCAGCAAGGACATCTATGCGTCCTGGGCGCGCTGGTGCGGCGAGAACGGCATCCACCCGAAGTCCATGAGGCGGCTGGCCGGCGACCTGGCCCGTCGAGGGGTCGTGCCAGAGCGCACGGCCACCGCCCGTGGCTTCAAGGGCATCACGATCGTGACGCGTGGTGACGCTTTGATGACACATAGCGAGGACGACGGATGGACCGATTTGTAACTGGAAACCGTGCGTGTATGACGCGTATGACACTAGTGACGCTTCTGCTGAAGTACGCGCACACGCGCACGCACGCGCATGGAGGCTCACATGGGAAATAGCGTCACGAAGCGTCATGCGTCACAAGGAGGGCTACCTGATGAAGTTCTGGAAACCGCCGCACGAACGGCGCGCCTCGAGTCCGCATGGGAAGCGACCGTCCTATGGCGGCACCTGGAGCCGGCTAAGCCGGACCATCCGGGAGAACAACCCGCTCTGCCAGGAGTGTCGCAGCGCGCCGAGCACGGAGGTCCATCACGTCGTGCCCGTGGTGGCCGACGCAAGGCTGAAGCTGGACCCGAGGAACCTTCGAGCGGTGTGCCGACCGTGCCACGAACGCCTCGAGGCGCTCGTCGCGCGAAATCGGACCCCCCCGGGCACCCCCGGGGGGGGGTGACCGGGGATAGGGCACCGCCTGTTGGGTCCGCCGAAACGCACCCATCGGCGGGGGGAGGGGGTACCGAAAGCGCATACCTCGCCCGCAGCGACGCGTGGGCGGCGGCCGTCGTCGCCGGTGAGGTCGTCGCGCCCAGGCGCATCGCCGAGGCGTGCCGGCGCTACCTGGAGGAGCGGCAGGGGGTGCCTGGGATCGTCTGGGATGCGACCGAGCTGGACGGCTGCTGCCTCCGAGCCAAGCTCATGGGGCTCGACCTCCTCGAGTGGCAGGTCCACGCCCTGGCTGTCCTGCTGGCCCGCCGGCGGCCTGACGGCGCGCCGGCCACGCGCTACGCGCTCTGGGTCGTCGCTCGCTCAGCCGGCAAGACGGCCCTGGTGACGCACCTCATGGAGTACTTCCTGTCCGAGGGCAAGGACACCGAGCTCTACGCCGTCGCCACGAAGCAGGAGAAGGCGAACATCATCCACAAGCGGCTTGCCAAAATGCACGACGGCGAGGACCGATGGAGGTTCAGCGGCGGCGGCGCGTCGTCGAATATCGCGGTCGTTAGCCACAAGAAGGCGACCATGACCGCGATGCCGTGCACGGACAAGGCGATGGACGGCATCACCCCGCGCCTGGTCGTCGCCGACGAGGCAGCCCGCATGGAAGCCGCCATCCTGCGAGGGATGTCGAGCGTGACGAAGACGGCCACGGGGCAGATGCTGATGATTACGACGCCGGACGTCGACCAGAAGACACGCGAGCTCTGGCCCTACTGGCACCGGTGCGAACAGGCGCTCGACCAGGGGAGCCCGATGCCGGACGGCTGGTGGGCGCTGCTCTGGGGCATGGACGCGGCGGACGACCCAGAGAGTGAAGTCGCGGTCCTCAAGGCGAACCCGTCGCTCGGGAAGTGGAAGAGCGTCGAGATTGCCATGACGGCTGTGCGTGACGCCATCGCCACGGGCGACCCGAAGGCACGCGAGGAGGCGTTCACGCAAGAACTAGCGACCTTCACGGACGACATCGCCGGCGCGGTCCCGCTCGAGCTGCTGGACCGGATCAGCGTGGAGGAGAACTGGGATCTGCTGGCCGGCGCGCCCGCTGTCGTCGCCATCGACTTCGCGCAGGGGGGGCATTTTAATCGCTCCCAATGCGACCTCACTAGCCTCGCGCTCGCCGTCTGGGATGGACAGCGCGTGCACACTCGCGGCTGGCATTGGTGGGCAGGCACGGACATCGGCGAGAACGAACGGCGGACCCGCCAGCCGCTCAGCCGATGGGCGGCGGACGGGCATCTGACCATGTGCGGCGGGCCGACGCTGGACTTCGACCTGGTGGAGGCGCGCCTGGTGGACATCGCGCGCACCTTCAAGATCCTCGCGTTCATCGCCGACCCGGTGGGTAAGGCGACCGCGTGGGCCGCGAAGATGGAGCGCGACCACGGGTGGGTCTGGCACAAGGCAAGGCAGGACTATATGTTCATGGGCGGCGGCTTCAGCATCTGGGACAACTGGATCCGCAGCGAGCGCATCGTGAACAAGCCGGACCCCGTGCTGCGCGCGTGCCTCGCGTCGACGAAACTGATGCCGAACACGAACGGCACGCTCTGGATGCCGAGCAAGGCAAAGAGCGGCAGCAACATCGACGCAGTAACCGCGCAGATCATGGCCTGCAAGGTGCTGCACGACCTTGAGATCATGAACGGGTCGATCTACGAAACCAACCCAGGCTTCTAAATGCAACGACCCGCGCGTGGGCGGGTCGTCTGCTCCCTTGAGCGCCATCCTCGTAGCCAGCGTGGACCGACCAAGGATCGTCGCCGGATGAGGTGCCGGCCGATTGAATGCGGCAAGGGTACACCGAACGCAGGCCATCGGCAGACAGAATCAACAGCGCGCGCACGATTGTGCATACGCGCAGCAGCCGCGCCGTAATCAGGTGCCATAGATTCGCGCATCCAGCACGCGCACCATGCTTGCGTGCGCTGGTTCGGCCGATTCTTCCGCGCGTTCTCCACCCCGCTCCCAGCGGTCGTGGATACGTCGTGGCTGAACACCCTGTCGGTGGACCTGCTCGGCGTTCCGGCGATTGTGCGCGCCGTCCAGCTGATCTCGGGCGATTCGGCGCGCCTGGACCTCGTCGTTACACGGCGAGACGGGTCGGTCGTCGACGGCTCGCCCGTGCTGGAATTGCTGCGGGGCGACTCGACCGGCTTCCTCAGCGGGCTTGAGCTGCGCCGGTGGCTCGCCTGCTCGGCTCTCACCTTCGGCAACGGCTACGCCTACATCCGGCGCGACCAGAGCACCGGCGAGCCGATCGGCCTGGACCCCATCGACAGCAACAGCGTCTCCGTCAGCATCGGCGCGAATGGCCCGGCCTACACGGTCGACCAGCAGCCGGTCGACGCATCGTTCATCCTCCATGTTCGGGCCTCGACGGACCCGATCAATCCGTGGCTCGGGGTGTCTCCCATTGCGCTCTGCTCGCGCGTCCTTGGCACCCAAGCCATCCTCGACCAGGTCGCCGAGCAGCTGGCGAAGACGGGCATGGTGGGCAAGGTGGCGATTGAACACCCGGGCCCCCTGACCCCGACCGCCCGCGCCGGTATGCGGTCGGCCTGGGTCGACCAGCACGTCGGGGCCGAGTTCACGGGCATCCCTGCGTTCTTCGGCGAAGGGATGAAGGTCAGCCAGATGGCCGCCGACGCCGCCAGCCGGCTGCTCGAGGCGAAGCGTCAGGGCGTCGAAGAGGTCGCCCGCGCCTTCGGCGTGCCCACGCAGCTCCTGTACCAGGGCGAGGGCCGCAGCCAGAGCGAGGTCGCCCAGGCCTACACGACCCATTGCCTCGCGCCGTTCTGCGCCTCCATCGACGCCGAGCTGACCCGCAAGCTCCTCCCGATGGGCCAGCGCATCGCGCACGACCTGACGCCGATGACGCAGGGCGACTACCGCGAGGCCGGCCGGGCCTACGCGCAGCTCGTCCAGGTCGGCGTCCTGGCACCGAACGACGTCCGCCGCCGCATCGGCCTGCCGCCGATCGCCGGCATGGACACGCCCGCACCTGTCCTCTCGGGCGTGACGCCCATGCAGGACCAGCAGCAGGGGGCCGGAAATGGACCTTGAACGCCGCGCAGCCACGATTGACGCCGTTGAGGGCAACACCCTCACCGGCTACGCCGCTCTCTACAACAGCTGGAGCAAGCCGCTCATGGGCGCTCGCGGCGAGTTCCGCGAGCAGATCGCTCCTGGCGCGTTCGACAAGTCGATCGCCGCCGGCGCGTCGCTCTGGTTCATGCACGACTCGTCGCAGATCCTGGCGAACACGAAGTCCGGCACGCTGAAGCTCGAGAGCGACGACAAGGGCCTCCGCTACACGGCCACGCTCGGCGACAGCGCCCGCGACCAGGGGGTTCTCGACCTGGTGCGCCGTGGCGTCGTGAACGAAATGTCGTTCGGCTTCCGGGTCCCGGAAGGCGGCGACGCCTGGTCCGGCCAGCAGCGCACGCTGAAGGCCGTCGACCTCCGCGAAATCAGTCTCGTCGAAGTGGGCGCCTACTCGGGCACGTCCGCTTCCACCCGCACCGAGCCCGAAGCACCCAAGGAAACCCGCACCATGACCGTCCGTGAGCTGAACGCGAAGCTCTCCGAGCTCGCTACTGCCGAGGCCGATGCCGTCGAAGTCGACGCCAAGGCCGAAATCCGCGCCCAGATCGAGGAGCTCAGCGACCAGCGCGCTGCTCTGCTGGCCGCCCCCGCCCCCGTCAAGGTCGCCGCCGCCGAGCGCCGCACCGCCGTCGCAGGCTACCAGAAGCCGACCGACTACCTCCTCGGCCACGCGCTGCGCGAGAACCGCACGCTCGACATGGCCAACGTGACCGGCGTGCTGCCCCGCAGCTCGCAGTCGCGCATCATGGAGTACCTGACGCTGGCCAGCGTCGCGCGCAAGATGTTCAACGTGCAGACGACGGCGTCGAGCACGCAGATCACGGTCGAGACGGCCATGAACAAGGCGCTCTACCGGGCTCAGTCCGTGGCGTACCCGCAGACCGACTCCACGCTCGCGGCCGTCACCTTCCAGCGCGCGTCGACGAAGGCGGAAATCAAGCTCACGGAAGAGCTGCTCGCCGAGTCCGCCGTCGACCTCGAGACCTACATCCTCCAGCTCCACGCGCGCCAGCACGCTCAGGGCCAGGACGACGTCATCCTGGGCAACGGCGCAGCGAACAGCACCGGCGGCTACAACACCCCGCAGGGCGCCTTCAACGTCAGCTGGGGCAACACGGCGTCGGCCGTGAACACCACCAGCTGGACGCTGGGCACGATCCAGAGCATCATCAACACGCTCCCGATGGAGTACCACGACAACGCGGCCTTCTGCATGAGCCAGAGCACCTGGAACATCCTGATGCCCCTGCTGGTCGGCACGACGGCGAACAGCGCCGTGATCGCGTCGAGCAGCCCGCAGTTCTCGAACGTCCGGCCGAACCGGTACAGCATCTACGGATTCCCGGTCTTCATCACCTCGAGCGCCCCGGCGTGGACGACGTCCACCAAGGTGATCCTGTTCGGCGACTTCAAGCGCGCCGGCACGATCATGGACTTCGCCCCGGGCTTCTCGGCGCAGATCGACCCGTACTCCAACGGATCGCTCGGACAGATCACGTTCCGCAGCCGGCACTACCACGACTTCCGTGCCGTGGACACCCGCGCCGTGGTCCAGATCTCGACCGGCGCGAGCTGAGTTCTTCGCCTTCTTCTTCTCCATGCGGCAGGGGAGGCTGGTGCCTAGCCATCGGGCACCAGCCTCCCGGCCCGGAGGCTCCCAATGTCGGCGATTCCCACCAGCTTGGTCGACCTCCGCGAGTGGCTCAAGATTCCGCACAACGAGGACGACGCCGCGCTGGCGGCGTCGCTGCGCGCGTCCCTGTCGGCCTGGGAGTCGGCGACCGGCCGCAACCAGGCGACGATGACCGAAGAGGAATACATGGCCGTACGGCTCACCGTCGGCCATCTGAACGGCTTCCGTGGCGACGACACCGTCACCCCGGAGCCGCACCCGTTCATCCAGACCATCCGGCGGATGCACAACGCGAACGCGATCGGATGACCTATGGCTGGCTCCGGCTACTGGCGCGACCTGTTCCTGGTGGAAAGCCCGACGAGCGTCGCTGACGCTCTCGGCCAGGCTTCCACCCTGTGGACGACGGTCGGCTACATCCGTGGCCAGGTTCGCCCGTCCCAGCGCGAAGTCATGGACGACCTTGGCAACGCCGTCCGCACCGACCTCGAGCTCGAGACGGCGTTCCACCCCGGCCTGACGGCTCGCTGCCGGCTCACGCTGAACGGCGTGGTCTACAACGTCTCCAGCGTCACCGACCCGGACAGCGGCAGGCGCCGCCGGCTGCGCGTCGTCTGCACGGAGGTCATGCCGTGAGCAGCGCCAAGACAACCGCCACCGTGCGTATGGCCGAGCTAGAGGCTGCGTTGGCGCGCCTGCCGAGGAACGTCGTCGATGCGCTCGAGAAGCGTGCGCTTCGTGCCGCGTTGAAGCCGGTACGTGACAAGCTGCGAACCGCCTGGACGAGCACCCCTGGTCGAAAGGGCACGCACCGCCGGGCGATCGCGGAGTCAACCAAGATCGACGCGCGCAGGCGTGGGAACGACGTAGTCGCCCGTATTGGCGTCGACTACCGGTTCAAGGTCGGCCGCCGAGCACACCAGCGCATCTGGCACCTGCTCGAGGCAGGCTTCCGGCACCTTGGCTCCAGCAAGGTCTACGCTGGAAAGGGGGTAGCTTCGGCAACGGCGAAGGCCGCCCGTTCTGCCTTTATCCGTTCGCAAGTTGCGATCGCCGAAGCGAATTGGCCGAAGGGCAGGGGATCACAGGCCGAGCGTAGGAAGGCGCTCAATCGCGTTCGCGCTGCTGCTTCGGTCGTTATGACCGAGCGAGCACGCCTGGAGGCGCACACATTCGGTTCCATGCGTAAGGCGGCGCTAGTGTCAGCCAAGCGCATCGCCGGACGCCGGCTATCGCAGCGCATCGCCGAGGCCGAGTTTGCGCCAGCAACCGAGCGTGCTGCTGTGCTCATGCTCCAGGAAGCACGGAAGGAGCTGGCCAAGTGATCCTCGAGCAGTCGCTGAAGAACCTGTATTCGCGCGTCACCACGGCGCTGCCGACTGTCCCGGTCAGCCT